TTAGGCTCAACACCTATAGCTTGTGTTATAGCACCAGTTTTATCTGTGTATTTATCTGAAAACCAAAGCTCTGCTCCCGAAGTTAAAGATACAGATGAGTTCTTACCATACTTGTCCACAAGGTGTAAACTATTATCTTGGTCACTTATCCAAACTACTTTACTTCCCGCAGGAATTGCTTTGTTTACTGGATCTATAACATAATCCCCTACGGCAGCTACTCCTCCAGGTTTTACATACACAATGTTAGAGGATGTAGCCGCAGCAGTTGTTTTTACACGCTTAACTCCTAATATAAAACTAACGTTAGTTGAACTGGCAGCGTCTGTTTGAATTTTCATAAATCTAGAACGCAAGTTATGAGATGCAGCTATGGTATCGCCAGATACTGCAAATCCGCTTCTAGGCAATCTATTAATTCGTATACGCGTTTTATCAATAACATCAGTAACTACGCAATCACTTGTAAAAGTAAGCAAACCACTTGGAGATGTTATAGTTACAAGACTATCCCCAGAGTTGACTCCAGTAGTGTCAGCTACAGTAATGATAAGTCCGTTAGCTGCTTCTCCATAGGTTCCCGTTACTAACCCAGTTGTCCAAGCAGACGGCAGAGTAATAGAGTTGTTGTAGTTTGGGATAGAGAATGTGTTAGTAGTGAACACAATTGATTGGTTAGTAATTGGAGATGCTGTAGTAGCTGACAGGGTAACGTTACCTGTACCAATTGCCGTAATGTAAGTCCCTACTGGAATGCTTGTAGTTCCCGTAACTGTTTGACCAATAACCGCAGTTGCTGTGGCAATCGTAAGAGTTGCAGATGCAGAAGCAGCGCTATTAGTTGTGATCGCAGTAAGTGCAGTAGCTGCTGTGGCACTTACTACACCACGAGTATTGTAGTAAGGAAGGCTAACTGGAGTAGCTGCAGTTGTAGCTATGCCATCAATAATTACCGTATCGCCCACATTAACTACAGGCGTTCCTAAAGTATTATACGTTATTACGCCAGTTGTAGCAGTAGCGGAAGTAATCCTAGATGTTGTAAACGACGATATAGTTAACGGCGTTTCGTACAGAGGAGTATCCGAAGACCCATAATATGCAAGCGAGTCATTACTGTAGGATGCCTGAGAAAACAGCGTAGTAGATGTGTCTTTAATAGTTCCTGTACCTAAGTCAGCTAAATGCGCGTTTGACTTACGAGTAGTATTGGTCGCAAAACTACCATCAGTATCAGGGTCTGGGTACCAGTTTCCTGTAGAGTTTAAAAATGATGAGCTATCATAATTAGTAATTATATTTATAGGTTGCGCAAGTGACACATTGTATCCACCGTAAGCTTCTATAATTTTTTTAATTCCGCTTACGGATCCGTTAGCTGCGTATGTAGCAGTTATGTTTTTAACAAAAGTTCTTAGTTGATCTAAACTTACAGTGTCTTCAACTTGACCTCCCAGTTGAGTTAACCACTCTTTAAGAAGGATTTCGTCCACTCTATCTATATCAGATAAATTAAACACTGAGTTATTAGAGTTTAAGTAAGTATCCAAGTGAAATGCAAATAAACTTAAGAACTGCTTAAGATCGTTATTATAAGTGCCACTTTCATTTTTTGTATAAAAACTAGGTAAATGAGTTAATAAATTATTAACCGTGCCTTTATCTATAATTGCAGGACAAGATACTTCCCCAAGCTTTCTCCAGTAAAGTTGTTTATACCCAGAGCCAACATTATAAAATTCATTGCTTGCTATATCGCTAGTAATAGTAGATTTAGAACACTGTACAAATAACGAGTAGTAATATTTATTAGGTGGGTTTTTTGCTGTTGATCCTTTAGCGTATTGACCCGTAACACCATACCCTGGGTTTGCATCTGACTTTCCGTTATTAGAAACAGCCGTAGATGTTCCTTTATCGTAGATGTGATAAAGATTAGAAATCCCCAACTCTGTTCTAGTAGGCCTAGAGCCTAGTAAATACCCAGGTATTCTAATTACATCATTAACTTTATATCCAGATCCGCCAGTAAGAACTGCAACAGTTGTAGCAAACCCATTTGAATCAGTAGTTACAGTAAAAGTTGCGCCAGACCCCTTACTAGTAGGTATGGACTCATCGCTTTTATTTACTGTTACTGATGTGACCCCAGTAAAAGTGGTGCTAGCTGTGTACCCGACGGAAGGAGCGTAGTCAGCTGATATGGCGACAACTGCTCCCGTAGAAGCTGTAATACCTGTAACTGATAGCTCTATTGAGTCCATAGTTTGCGTAAATATACGTTCTCCATCATCTGGAGTAATAGGAAACCCAGAAGTTTTTCTTACAATTACCGCTCTAGTCCAGTTTGTTTCATCAGGTATATATGAAAAGCTAACGTGATTAACTAAGTAGTTGGAAGGTCGCGCATCAACGACTACTTTGTAAGCATCGTCAACTATTGATAATGGCTGAGGCATTAGCTACCCCCAGATGTAGTAACTGTGATATAAGACGCTTCGTAAATGGGTACTTCGTTATACCCAAATGCTAAGTCTCTTTGTCCAGGGCTAGTGCCAAGATTACCAGTTACCGTAATCGTGGTATTACTAGGTATTGTTATTGCGGAAGATGTTGTAGAGAGGGTAAATGTCGTTGAGTTATCTACAGAAATAATTGTCGCTCCAGCTAAATTAGTTGGTGTAACAATCTTAGCTCCTGTCCATATTCCTGTAGTTGTACTAGCAGTAATAGATGTTGTTGTGCTAGTGCTGCTTGTAGCTAGAACTGTAGTGTAAGCAGTTTGAGTGTATATTCCGTTAGCCGCTGGAGCTGCGGGAAGTCTTTCCATATCAGATATGGTTACATAGTTAACACCTTTAACAGCAAGGCAAGTTGAGTATATGTCACCTTCTGTAACTTGTTGGTTAAAGGATACATTTGAATATTTAAACAGCTCATAAATAGCTGCCTGCACTTGCGCTTGCACAGCAGCGGAGTTGTACTGAGGTAATACATTTATAGCAAGTGAGATGTAAGGATAAGCTGGAACATGCGAGTTAACTGTTAGCGTAGTTCCAGGTGGAGTTTTTGTAGAAAAAAACGTTTTCAATACAGCTTGTTGAGCAGTGCTTACGGTAGACGCATCATCTCCAGCTACAAACAAAGACACAGCTCCAAATGAACTTGCTATAGCAAATGCTTTTGAAATACCAGATTGAGTTAAAGCTAAAGACTCATAATCAGATAGAGATACCGCCCTGTTTAGTGTACGCAAAGCTAAAGGAGCATTAATTCTAATTGAATCAGTACTTTCAATATCAGTTCCTCCAGAGAATGCTGCAGTATTAGTTACTGTTGCAGATAGCCCAGCTATTCCAGCTGTGTCAAAAGAGACAATAGACCCTATTGGAATATTACCTAAAGTTCCATTTACTGATGAGTATGTGTAACTAACTTTTATTTCTCCACCATTAGGAGGAATAATCCCAGACACGCCATCACCAAACACGACGTATGTGTATCCGTCACCATCCGTAGTTACGTAGTAAACAAGATCCGTTGATGCGTAGTCAATGATAGCTACACTACTTACTCTTGTGTAAGTAACATCGTTTACCGTTAGGCTTATAAGTGAGCTAGAAACAGCTCCTGGCATAACTCCAGTATTTGCTAATGGAAACTTTTGAGTTGCCGTTCCATCCGAGTTTCCAACAACTTCAGCCGTTACAGGAATTCCCTGAGTAACTGTCGCTGTAGTTACTATGTTTGGCCCAGCTGAAAGAGTTATAGCTGAATCGGTTACATAAGTAACTGGGTTTTCTCCACTAGAGTACACTTTAGTGCCTTTAGGAATTACTGGAGTATTTGCGTTAAGGTTAGTAAAACTAACTGTTCCAACAGCTGGAGAAATCTCATTGGGAGAATAGCCAAGAAGAGCAGCTAGTTTAAGTACGCTGTCTCTTTGAGTAGCCGTGGTAATAAAAGACTCGTTAGCCGCTCTGTCGATCTGGTAGTTAACTAGATCTCCTAAATACGAAAACAATTCTAAAAGAACAATACCAAAATCACTGGAGTCTCTAGACGTCCAGTTTGGAGCAAAGTTAGGGATAAGGGCAATTAAGTCATCTTTAATGGATGCGTAGTCCCTAGATGTATAATCTACTTGCGGTATGTACTCTGTCATGCGATTACCTCAGTTGTTTCTCCAGCTGGTGAAAGGGACTCTGTATCAATTTTAACAGAGTCTACGTCCCCAGATGGCAGTTTATATGTAATAGTTATTGATAAAGTTCCTGTCGTTGAGTCATATCCAACAACAATATCGATTAAGCTAAGGCTAGGAAGCCAGGATCCAAACATTTGCTCAATAGCGTATTTAGCATCTTGGACAGCTACTTCAGATGTTTCAAATAATAAATTGTTTAAACTGGCCCCGTAATCGTAATACCAAACGCGCTCGTTAGTAGCCGTTGAAAGCAAAGACACAATTCTGTTTTTCCAGACCTTTGGGTCCGTGTCTAATATGGTAGACACTCGTCCATTGCCAAAAGAGAACGGAAGATCAATTGTTCTGGTTATTAATTGTTTTGATATAGATGCCATTAGAACGCTCCTAGCCATAGTGGGAAATTAGGGTCTCCACCCTCAAACATTACCCAGCAACCATCCCCAGGAACTGGAAGAAAGCCACCAACAAGGGTCGCAGTTACTGTAAATGAAGGGGTTGCTGGGACTACTGCGTCTGCAGGTTGAGCAAGTAATTGAATATGAGTGTCTGTTCCTCGCCACCAAAACTCTAGATAGTCATTAGCTTTAACAGTTAGTACATAGTTCCAAGCAATAATTTGAGGGGTAGCATTAGCGTCACCACTAATAGATATGCTGCCGTTGCTTCTTAAAACATTTTGAGCTGGCAAACTTCCATTTAGCTTAACCCAAACATCCGCAGTATCGTTTCCCTT